GCTATCTGCTGATCGCCACGGTCCCATGCGCCGAACACGTCGAGCTGCCACGCGTCGGGCACGAAGCGGAAATTGTCGGCAGCGAACTGCGCGATGCTGCGGCGCCATGCGCGCATTTTCTCAATCGCTGCCTGGCTCATTGCTTTCCTTGCTGGCCGTTTCGATCAACTGCGCGAGCGACAGCGTGCCGCTGTGCTCCTGCTGGATCTTCTCGCCGTACTTCGCCGGGTCCCACTTGGCGAGCAACTTGAAGCGCGTCTCGATCTTCAGCTTGCGATGCCCAAGCATGTCCTCGCGAACCTCTTTCACTCCACTCTCGGACTTTTCGAGGCGAATCCCCTCTTCCGTCTCGTTGGCTATGAGAAGAGTGTCCTCAAGAATGGCCTCTCGCCCGATAATTCTCGCGCGCGCGATGCGTGCAGAAAACTCCTCGTTCGCTTCCATCCACGCATAGACAGTCCGCCACGGTGGCATTCCTTCGTCGCGGCAGATAGCACGCAACGGCTCGCCGTCAGCGATGCGAGCGCAAATCTCAAGTGAAATCGCGCCGTCGAATGTAGTAGGGCGTCCTCGCTTAGCCACGGTTCCCCCTCCGCCTGATCCACCGCCAAGCCATTACCGGCAGCAATACGAAGATGACGATCAGCAGCCACGCAGCGGCGTTGGAGACCATCGAGCCGATAACGATCAGCACGCACGTGACGAGCGCTTTGCCGAGCATGTGCAGGGTGTTCATCAAACCAGTCCCTTGAGAACGCTTTGGAGCGTACGCAATTTTTCCGCTGCCTCACTATCGCCTTTTTTCTGCTCTTCGACCTCTATGGCGATAGTCTCAAGTTCATCCGCAACATCAAGCAATACCAAGCCTCCAGCCCTCAACCGCGCTGCCTGCATGGCGATTCGTTCGAGCAGCGTCAGAGACGCTGGCAAAACATCATCCGCAACAGTGAACTCTTGAGTAGCTTCCTTCTGTTCCGCTACTGGTTTCGGGTCGCGTTGAAAATATCCCGGCTTTGGCTCGCGAATCAGCCCTGCCTCTTTCAGCGTATTCAGGCAACCCTTAAGAATATTGAGATCAGCAGGACGATGAGTTGCACCACGTAGTGCCGACGCGATCCATTGCGCATTCTGCGGCCCTTGAATCGGAACAATCTCGAAAATTTTCTTGGCGATCGCCGATTGACCATCAATCTTCGACTTAAAAACTTGAGAATCCATTTTGATTCTGCTCCAGTATTGGGCGCGTACGCCATTAATGCGCCGCTGCTGACGTTCGCAGCCAAGGTCGCGCAGAACTTCTGCTACACGCATCTGGTCGGCGCGCTTAACATCGCTTGGTAGCACGCGAAATTCCTCCACCACCAATTGATCAGTGGTGAATGGTTCTTCGCGTTTCTTCACATACCGCCATATGCGAAGGGTCAGCAAGTCACGATCAGGCGGGAGGGTGTTCACGCGCCGCGCCCCTCTTGCGCCTTCTGGAGCGCGCTCTTGATCGCCATGAACTGGTCTGCGGTGAGACACACGTACTGCGCGCCGTTGAGTTCCGTCACCGCGTCCTGGTTCTCGCAGGTAGCCTGCACATGCGATTCCTCGAACAGGATGCCGGCCTTTGCTGCGCAGACGAGCGCGAGGAAAGCGAAAATGTATCGTGCGAGTTTCATGGTGCTCTCCTGAGTGCGATTCCCCACGGCCCCGCCGCGCGATTGGTTGCCTGAATCTCGTCCCACAGCTTGTCGAGCATGTTCGCGTCGAGCTTGTGGGCCTTGCAGCGGTGTTCGAGCGCTGCTGCGCGCATCGGGTCATTGAAATGGAACGAGCCAACGTCGCCGACTGCCGGATTACCGCGACGGGGGATGGTGGATGCTGTGCTCATTGCTCTCTCTCCGAAATCATCACGTAGCACTCGCCGCCCTTGACGATTGGCCCGCGCAGGATCATCAGTTCGTCGATCTGTTCATCATCATCAAAGACGCCGGCATGCTCCAGAGCGTCCAGAAGCGCCTTGGTGCGGTTGTCGATGTCAGCCCTTCTCCTATCCCTCATGCAAAGCCGGATCGCCATGAAGAGGCGTTTTGCACCGAATTTGAGGCATTGGCGCTCGGCGATGATCTCGGCGACTTCCTTGCGGAAATCCTTGCCCTGCTGCGTTATGTACATGCCGCGCGGGGACTTGCGCCAGTAGGTGTTGACTGATGGCGGAAGCGGGAGGCGGATGAACTGCGAAACGCCCAACTCGGCCTCAGCGCTCGGGACACCGACCATGCGCGCGTAGTAGGCAGGCACTTCGCTCAATGTGTCCATGCCGTCCTCCATTCGTTGGCCTTCAGGTCGTCGCTCTGCTTGCGCTGCATTTGCTCGAGCACTTGCTTAAGCAGATCCTGAATCGGAATCCATGTGTCGTTCATGCTGCCTCCCGCGATTTGCGATCAACAATCTTCGGGTAGTAATTCGGCTCGCTCGAGTATTGGCCGGTCGATTTGTCGTACTGAAGCTCCACCAGTCCGATGCGCCCGTTCTGCTTCTTCCGGACCTTCTGAACGTGGATTTGCACCTTCTCTCCGCCTTGCACCTGATCCCAATGCACGGTTACGCAGTTGTCGGCCTTGTTGCGCCAGTGAGCGGAGCCAGCCACGTCATATGGCGTCGGGACCGGGTACTTGCCATCTTCCTTACGCATGATCCGGGGATGCGCAACGACCCAGACATGCATGCCGTTGTTACGCGCGAACTGTCGAATCTTCGACAGACATTGCGAAATGTGTTCGGTCTCGCTCAGCGCTGCTGCTCGAGAGTGGTCGATCTCGTTCCATGGATCGATCACGAGCCCGCGAATACCGCGACTGAGAACGAGCGCCTGAGCCGTCTCGAGCAATCCGTCGACGGTGGGCAGCTCAGGCAGGATGAATGTGTAGTGATCGTTCACCCAATCCATCGCGTCTTCATGCTCCTGAACCGTCATCCGGTTCTGTGCGCCCTGCTCAACCGTTTTTCCAATGAACTTTTCCGCGATCTTGTCGACGTGGTAGTCGAGCGGCTGGTTTTCCGGCGAGAAGATGCCGAACGTCCAACCGTGATCTCGAGCAAGGTTGACGGTGAGCGCGTCGAGCCATTCGCTTTTGCCGGAACCAGGAATACCGGTAACGAGCGTCCATTCGCCAGTCATCACGTTGTAGAACGGATCAAGCGCCTTCCAACCAGACGACGTGCCTCGAGGGGCGCCGTACTGGAAGCGCTCGCGCAGGGACGCTCGGAAGTCTTCGACCTGATACGTTCCTTCGATGGGGAGCGGTCGAGCGTTGCCCAGACAGTCCCCGAGAACAGCCGAGCCGTACTTCGTCAAAACTTCGTTGGCGTCCTTGCAGTCTTCCGGCCACACGACGACCTGGCACTTGTCACGGCCTAGACGGCGCACGAGTTCTTCCTGAAGCCGCACGCCAGGCGCGTCACTGTCAACGGCGATAATGTGAAGCTTTACGGGAGCCAGCGCGGGATCGTTCAGAAAATCGAACTTGTTGCTGTACGACTTTGAGTCTGGCGCGGGCGCGCCATCAGGCACAGACACGCAACTCAGCAGGCCCGTCATTTCGACAGAAAGCTTGTCGATCTCGCCCTCGACCCAGACGAGAACTTCGGGATTTATGTCGTTCACGCCGTACAGGATGCGCTCCGCGCCGGCCGCCATGCGAAAGAGTTTGTCGCGCGTTCGGTACTTCACGTTCAGGACTTCGGTTCCCCGGTAGTACGGGAACATGATGCAATTCCGCTCTTCCTCGACCTGCGGGAAGTACATTTCCCCGCTCGAGATTCGGTTGCGCTTGAGTACTTCCGCACTGATGCCGCGCTTCGAAAACCACGCCTCGAGGCCGTCGCTCGGCACGTTCACAGGCGTGAACGAAGGCTTTACGTAGGCTTTGCGGATCTCCGGCTTCTGCCACTCACCACCCTGCGTCGTGCCGCTCCATCCGCAATGCCAGCAATTCCAGACGCCCTTTTCGGTGTTGACGTTCAGGCACGGATAGTTCTTTTTCTTCCGCGACGATGAGCACTGCGGGCAGATCGTTTTCACTTCGACGCCGTGCTTTCCGGCAACGTCGATGCCATAGTCGATCAAGGTTTTCAAAATGCCAACTCCTGCTTTTCAGGTTCCATCGCCTTTGCGATGTAGCCCTTTGGTTCGATCTTCGGATTCGCCGCCAGATGCCCGATGACTTCGGCCAACTTCGATTCGTCCGTCTTCGCATGTTTCCCGAGAAACGATCGGGCGTGTGCTTCGCTCGAGCCGGCCGCCATTAGCAATCCGACGCCAAGTTTCCAGATCATCGATTTCGAATCGGGCGCCGCGTCAGCGGCAGAAGCTTTAGCTTCTGTAGTAGTAGTTATGGGTAGTGGGTAATGGCTAGGGTTATTTCCAGAAACCTTCTGGGTTTCATCACAAAAACCATTTGGGTTAGTTATGGGTTCTTCTTCAGAAACCGTCTGGGTTTTCTTAGGACGCCCTCCAAGCTTGCCCACTGTACGATTGCGCTCTGCCTTGGTCTGAGAAGCTTTAATTTCTTTGTCGCATCTACTGTTCCGCCACCCATCATCGGTGAGGGTGAAAAATTCATTCAGGAGTACGCCAACTGCAACTTTTTCTTCCTTCCGGCGCGCACCGATCAGCTTGCAGACCTGTTCTACGTCTGCCGGAAGTGGTCGCTCTTCAGCGTAATACTTGCGAATCATTCTCGAATACGCAGCGTCTTCCACGAACGACAAGTGGCGTGTCGCTTGATCGTAATCACCGATGTGATGCTTGTAGTAGTGCATCAATGACTCTTCAGATCGAACCAGTAAAACATCTTCTCGACGGTCCTCGAGCGGATGAGGTTGTGGCAGTACGCCCACATCACGACGCGTTTGATTGCGGTTCTCATACGGACCTCCACGCGCCGACGAACGCCAGCACGATAAGCAAAACCATTCCGAGTGCGAGGTCCACGGTCAGCGTCCCGTCACGTGCTGAAGCAGCAGCGTGTGATCGCTGAGCAGCGCAGAAGCCAGCGTCGCCATCGATT